TGCAGGAGGTGTTGGTGGTTTTAGAGATGGTAAGTTTGATTTAAAACGTGCGTTAACAAGTGGTCTTACAACTTATGGTATAGGGAGTTTAGCAAGAGCTGCAGGTACTCCTGTTGGTCCGGAAGGCGGTGGAGTTCAAACAGTTCAAGCTGGTCCACAAACTGCCGTTGATCCAGTATCGGGCGCTGTTCCTAGCTCTAGTAGTTATTATGTTCCCGACGCTGCAACTGTCGGACGTGCAGGAGTTCCAGCAGGACAAGGAATTACTAGCACAGCTCCTCCTATAACAACAAATCCCGCTGCTGTTGATCCAAGTCTAACTGGGATAGATAGATTACAAGCAGAAGCAGTTGGCACAGGACAAAGGATTGGTGACACATTTAGTAATATTGTTTCAGGAAATGTTGAGAGTGGAAAATTAATTGCTCCTACTCTAACAACTGTTGGAGGTATAACAGCTACAAAAGCTGGCGATGAGTATGCTAAACAACAAGCAGAATACAAAGCTTTAACAGCGGCAGATGCAGCAGAAAAAGAAAGAAAACGTAGACTAGCTTTAGAAGCTATAAAAAGAAACCCATTTGGTTACAACGAAGGTGGTGTGTCATCACTTCCTGCTAGATATTTAGATGGTGCAGGTGATGGTATGAGCGATTCAATACGAGCCAATATAGGTGGTATGCAAGAAGCAAGATTAGCTGATGGAGAATTTGTAGTCCCTGCCGATGTAGTGGCAGACCTTGGTAACGGTTCCTCAAATGCAGGAGCTGAAAGATTATACTCCATGATGGATAGAATTAGACAGGCACGTCATGGAACAACAAAACAACCGCCTGAAGTAAATGTAAATAAAGCATTACCAGCGTAGAGGAAAAGATATGGTACAACAAGTAACCCAAGTAACGAGTGAAATACCTGAGGTATTAGAACCTTATTTTACGGGCGACCCCGATGCAGGTATAACAGGCATAATGCCGAAAGCCCAAGAACTATTTGGGAAAGGTTTTGATCAAGTATACGGAGCAGGAGCGCAGTCTCTTATGGGTCTCGGTGGTATTGCTCCAATGTCAGCCTCACAGCAAGAACTTGGTAGGCAAATAGCAGGACTAGAAGCGCCGGGAGCATTTACTACAGCACAACAGGCTCAAGAAGCAGGTATTCAAGGCTTATTGGCAGCGCCCGGAAGGTTTGATTCAGCGGCAGCTCAAGCTTATATGTCACCGTTTATGGAAAATGTTGTTGACATAGAACAAAGAAAAGCAATTGATGCTGCAAAGAAAGCTCAACTGGATGCTAACTTAGCGTCAGCTAGACAAGGCACGTACGGTGGCGCAAGACAAGCTCTTTTAACAGGGGCTAGAGAATCAGGGCTTAGAACGCAACTTGGTGATATACGATCTAGAGGTTTACAAGCAGCTTTTGAAAATGCTCAAAAACAGTTTGGAGCAGATCGTGCTGCACAGATAGCAGCAGCTCAAGGATTAGGTACACTGGGACAACAACAAGGAGCATTAGGAGTTCAACAACAAGCAGCAGAACTAGACCGACTCAAAACACTCGGTGCGTTTGGAGACTTAGAAAGAGCTATAATGCAAGAAGGCCTAAGCGCAGAAGGCGCATTTCAAAGACGTAGAGACGAGTTTGGACAACAGCAACTAGGTAACCTTGCAAACATCTTGCGTGGTGTACCAACAACAGACACAACACAAACAACTGCAGTGCCTCCACCAAGCTTTGCATCACAACTAACAGGTCTTGGTATTACAGGTCTAAGTTTAGCTAAATTATTAGGGGGTTAAAAATGATTCCGCAACGAGGTCTAACTACTATATTAAAAGATAAAATGGCTAATATAGAAGCCAAGGCTAGAGCTTTTTTAATGTCAGATGACAAAATAGGTTTTATAGCAAAACTTATGCAAGATAGCCCTACCGAAGTTGCTCCTATTGTGAACGCAGGAAGAAGAATAGCAGGTGAACAAAAAGCTATGATGATGGCGCAAGCTCAAGGCACACAACCTTCAGTCACAGAAAACAATTTAAAAGCAATTACAGAGCCTGTAACTGTCGCTAGAAGTGGTGGAGCCATTTCATCTTTACCAATAAAAGATAGTATGTTTAGAGCAGCAGGTGGTGGTATTGTTGCGTTTGCAAATGGTGGTGGTATACAACCAAATTTTTATCCGGGACTACCGGGTGTAAATAGGGCGCAAGCAATAGAAAATGAAAAAAGAAAAAGAATTATGGAGGCTGAAAGAGAAGCTAATAAACAAGGTAAAACTCTATTTGCGCCTAGAAGAAATCCGGGTTTTGTAGATTTCCTTGGAGAAGATAGCCCGATAACCACACCTTCATTACCTCCCGGTCAAGCATACACGCCGGGTATATTTGGTTTAATGCGAGGACAGTTAGCAAATCAAAAAGCTGCTGAAGCCGTGGATACACCTAGACCTCAGTTGTCACAAGCTGACATACAAGCTATTGCTTCAGGTGATAAAACAGCACAAGACGTAGATTTATCAAGAGCGGCTGATATAGACCCATTGAAGGACGCTATGCTCAGTGATGACCAAGCTAAATTGACTGATTTACAAAGATTAGAAAAATTTGCTGGAAGTGGAGATACAGGAAAAGGACCTAAAAATTTATTGAAGGACGATTTTACTCCAACAATGGTTGATACAGGTTTAATGGGGAAAGAAGAAAGAAAAGCACCTGACAGAATACAGTTTGAGTTTACAGATGCGGACACATTATTAAAAGAAGCTCAAGAAACAGCCGATAGTATATTTAAAAAAGTAGAAGGCTCAGATGACTTTGCAAATCCAGAAAAAGCGGTTGCAGATACACGAGCATTTTTTGAGAAGTCTGGTGTAGATTTAACTAACGCAGCACAAAAAGCAGCTTTGGATAAGCAAGAAGCATTATTAGCCAAGGATAAAAAAGAAGGTGCTATGTATGCGTTACTTGAGTTTGGTTTTGGTTTAATGGCAGGTAAAAGCCCAAATGCTTTAACTAATGTGGGAGAAGCAGGTAAAGCAGTAGCGCCAAGACTATTCCAGTTACAAAAAGATATAAGAAAAGGCAACGAGCGTTTAACAGATGCTAGACTTAAATTAGCAGAATTAGAAAATGCTCAAAAAATGGGTATAGCTAAAGTTTCTATGGAAAGAATAGAAAAAGAGAAAGAAAGAATAGCTAGAGCAAACGACAGATTAATGCAAACTAAAGCTTCATTTATTAACTCTTTCATGCAAAACAGAAGGATGTTAGAAACTTCTAAACTTAGCGCAATGACAAATCTACAAACTGCTCAGATGAGAGTTGAGGCGCAAGATAGAGCAACGCAAGCTCAACTTGATAAGGTCACTAGAGCGAAATTGGTAGATGACGCACTGAAATTACCAGAACCAGAAAGAACAGAACGTTTAGAAGAAATTTCAAGAGCGTACATTAGACCAGATCCTTTTGCGAGTCTTGGTGAGCGACTTAGGACGGCTGGTAAGGGAGTAGGACTAGAAGATAAAGAAATTACTGCTTTGGAAAATAGGTTAGGACTAACACAAATAAAATGACCCCAAAAGAAAAATATAGAGCTTTAGGAGAGAATTTCTTAAAAATATACCGCTCTCCAGAATATGGACCTGAAGTTGCTCAACAGTATTTGGCTTCTTACAACTTAGACTTTGAAAGCCTTAACAAAGCCATAGATGCTACAGATGATGAGACTACTTTTAGTGAGTTTATAGATCAGGTTCAAGAAGGGTTTAAAGGTATTATTCCCGGTGCGGCAGGTACAGTCGAGACTGCGGCTGTTGGTGCTTCTGCATTAGCAGATGACGAGGGCTTTGTAACAGAAAAAGGTATCCGTGATACAGCATCAGATGTATTAAGACCATTGAAAGAATTTGCAGCTCCAGAAGCAGGGTTTGAAGAATCTGCTGGTAGAAAGATTGGTGAAGGTTTAGGTTCATTTTTATCTTTTGTAGGTTTAGGATTAATACCCGGATTTGGTAAAGCAGGACTAGCAGGGTTTGCCGCAGCTACAGGAGCAGGTGAAGCACGTTTACGTGCAGAAGCAGAAAATGCTACTCCAGAACAAATTAGTGATGCGACATTCCGTGGAACTTTTGTTGGTCTATCAGAAGCGCTTGCTCCTGCTAAAGTTTTAGGCCGTATTAAACGAACTAAAGAGGGAGCTACAGCAGTAAATAAAGCTGTTGATAGAATATCCAGTGCTGCTATAACGGGAGGAATAGAAGGCGCACAAGAAGCTGCCGCAGGTATAGCTCAAAACTTTATAGCTCAAGACATATATAAACCGGAACAAGAATTAGTAGAAGGTCTTGGGGAAAACTTTACGATTGGAGCCACAGTTGGTGTAATAGCACAAGGATTATTTGATTTAGCCATACCACGTGCAACAAAAACTGCAAAAGCTACCACAGAAGAAAAACCTGCTACTCAAGAAGATACAGAACCTGCAAAGATGCCTACAGTACAGGAAGAGTTATTTCCTGATGATAAAAAACCTAGTAGAGCTGAATTGTCAGAAGTGTCCAAGAAAGAAAGAGAACTAAATAAAGAAGCATTTGGGCTAGACGTGTCTCAAGAACAATTAAAACGTGCAGACTTTAGAGACCTTGAAAAAGAAAAAACAGATCAATTCATCATAAAAGAAATTAAAAATACAAGAGATGAGTTTGATATGTTCCAGCGTGAGAACCAAAGGCTTGAGGCTGCTTTTAATAAATCAAAAGATACAGCGGAACGAAACAGGTTAGGAAAACTAGGCCAAGAGAATTTTGCTACTATGGCTACATTAGAGCAAAAGATAAACACGTTAAAAGAACAGGCCGCTAAACGCAGGATTGCTAAATCTAAGTATGAAAGACCGACAACTCCAAAAGGACAAGCAGAGCTTGATTTCTCTGGCACTTTAGAAGACACAAGAGACCCAGTTAAAGCCCCACTACCCAAAGCCACGGCACTAGGTGGATTAGACCCAAATGTAAAATTAACTCCTGAACAGGAAGATTTTTTTATACAAGAAAGAACTAAAGCAGCCGTAGGGAAAAAAACAAAGGGAGAGGTTTTATCTGCTGAAGAAAAAGTATTAGCAGATGCAAGAGATAGAGAAATAAGACAGACAGAAGTTGACTTACAACAAACAGGGGTGCAAAAAAGAGTACCACCCTTAGTATTAAAGTCTCCTGAAGATGTTGTGTTAGGCACTCGTCAACAAGAGCAAGAATTATTGGAAGATTTAGAAGGTATAAAAAGTATTAGACAAAAGCAGTTAGATGAATTAGAGCAAGAAATAGCTAATACCACTGATAGAAATGCAAAAAGAAGGCTACAGAGAAGATTTAACAGAGTTGCTGAAGATATAAAAGGTATAAATGAAAGATTACCTCAACAACTTTTTGATGTAAGTAGAGCTAAAGATGAGGCAGTGCCGACGCCAGAAGCACCCCAAAAAATAACTGAAGCAGATTTCAAAGAGATGGGCATAGGAGCCACAAACAAAAGTCTGCGTAAAAAAATACTTGGTAAAAATTTAGATAACCCAGATGAAAGAGCTGAAGTACGTGATGCTTTAAACACATATGTGCAAACTGGCAATAAAAGTGAAGGGTTACGAAACCGAGTAGAAAGTTATTTAGCTAAACCTGTATTTGCAGAACAACTATCCTTGGGTTTACCACAACCAGTAACTCCAACACCAGAACCAGTAACTCCAACACCAGAACCAGTGGTAGAAGAATTATCGGCAGAAGATCAAGCTGCTATAGAACAAGAGTTACAGGCAGAACAAGCAGTGGTAGGACAAACAAAACTAGAAGGGAAAGGAGATCTTCCTATAGGAGAGATTTCTCGTCCTGTTCCATTAGAAGTTACAAAAGATTTTAAAAAAGCTTTTCCTAAAACGGCCACAGAAACAGAAGCTGTGAGTGAATCAATGGAGGGGTTAGGAAAGTCTTTAGAAAAGTTTATTAAAAGAATACGTAAAGCAAGAGAAGAAAAGAAAGAGAAAGAAGCTAAGAAAAAACTTACAAAACAAGAACAACAAGAGTCTTTACAGACTGCTATAGTTGCAACTCCTCTAAACGAATATATACAAAGACAACACAAAACAAAAACCCTAAATGAAGATAGAGAGTTAGAATATTTTGCAGCAGATTTGTACGTAGAGGGAAGAACTAAATTAGGTAAGATAAACCTAACTGACGTTGAGACTGGTCCAAAAAGAAGAGTAAATACAATAAAATACTCTGGTTTAACTAAAACCGAAAGAACCGTTTTAGAAAGCTTAAATGAAGAACAAAAAACAAAAGTAGATAATAAAGTTCTTGAACTGATAGCTACCGAAGAAAAAGCAGAAAAGTTTCAAGAGAGGCTAAAACGAGAAAAAGAAACTAAAGAAGCTGAACTAAAAGAAGGTAATACACACGTAAAAGCTATCGTAAAAATAAAAAATGAAATTATAAAAGATTGGAAAAATGCTCCTAGGATAGATGTTGTACCGAATGAAAACAGACTTCCTGCAAAAATACAAACTTACTTAGAAAACAAGCGTAACGATGATTATCTTAATACCATTAATAGAGTAAGAGGTGTGTTTGATGCAGAAACTAATACTGTTTACTTAGTAGCCAACGCACTTAAAGCTAATAACCAACAAGTTGCAGAAACTATATTACATGAGTCCATAGGACACTTTGGTTTACGTGCTGTGTTAGGCGATAAATACAAAGAAACGATGCAAAAAATCTACAAAGACGGTAATAAAGAATTACAACAAATAGTAAATACCATGATGCAGACAGAGGGTTTATCAAAAGAATCTGCTGTAGAAGAATTAATAGCCGATAGCGCTGAAAAGTTAGCTAGTGGGAATAACATAATATCTACTTTAAAATCACTTGTTAACAAAACAATTGTTTTGATTAAAAAATTCTTGAGGGATAATTTAGGTATTAAAATATCTGACAATAAGACTGTAGAAGACTTAGTGGCTAAATCACTAAACTTTGTTATAAATGGTAGGAAAATAGAATTAGATAAAATAAAAAGAAGTCCATATGCGGCAGAAATAATGCTACAAAGTGTGGCGTTAGATGCACCGGGTACTCTTGCTATAGAGAATTTGCTTTCTAAAAATATTTCTAACAAAGGTAATAATAAAGTATTCAAAGAGTTCGTAGAAAAAAATTCTTCTGTTACTGATATGAAAGGGTTTTTCTCTAGGGCAGCGGCTAGGATAGAAGTAGAAGTAGGTTTTAAAGGTGCTTCAGTAGAACGTAAATTAAAGAAACTATATAACGGAGCAATTAGAAACGTATTAGGTGATATAAGACCTGACTTGTTTTTAACAATGGCTGAACACTCAGATACATTAGGAACGGCTGTTATGAAGCAAGGTAAGTTGATGTTCTCAAAAGAGACTGGATGGCAAGCCGTTAAAGATAAAGATTCTTTGTTTGAAGCATACCAACAAATCGCTGATTTTGGACAGCAAATACGTGACCCACAAAAAGCTATGGATGTAGTTAGTGATGTGTTAGTCGCAGTAAGAGCAAATGAACTTAAAAAATATAGAAAAGATATACCTGAAGAATTGTTACCTTCTCAAGATGCTATTAACGCAGGGTTAAAAGTACGAGAAATGTATCCTCAGATACAAAAAATAGAAAATACATTAAAAAATTACAGATTTAATTTAATAGATGCCTTAGTAGAAGCAGGGAGTATATCAAAAGATAAAGCTGATTTATGGAAAGCGGCCTCAGGATACATACCTTGGAACCGTCTAAAAGATGAAGATGTTAGTAGGTTTGAAAGAGAGCCTAAAAAAGTTATAAGAGAATTAGTAACCAGAACTGACACACGTAAGTTAGAAGGTAGTAAAGCAGAAATAAATAACGTGATGAGTAATATGGTTGGGTTGTCTTTTTGGATGGTTAATAGTGCAGTGCGTAATCACGCCGCACTTAGTTTAGTTGATACATTTGCAAAACCACAAAAAGATGGTGGACTAGCTACGTACGAAAAAGGTGTTTTAGTTGAAGGCGCTAAAAAAGTTAAAGGTATAGCAGAAAATGCGTCTCAAGATCAACAAGATAGAACAGTGCAAGTATATAGAAATGGTAAAAGAGAGTTTTATGAATTTGCTGATATATTAGACGTATATGCCTTTAAAGGTTTAGAAGTACCTACTTCAAAAATTATTGACGGATTTACTCTTGCATCTAATGCTCTAAGAAAAGGTGTTACAGCTATGCCTGAATTTGCGTTTAGTCAGTTATTTCAAGACGCATCACGTGCATATGTATTGTCTGGAACTCAAAATCCTTTTAGGACGGCAAGTGGTGTAGTTAACCCATTAGCATATTTTTCTTCTAGGTTTTTAAAAGATCCAACGATTGAAAAATTACGTAGTTTTGGGATAACTGGGTCTTATGATTTGATGCACGGTAAAGCACAAAAAGAAATAATGAAAGAGTTTAATTTAAATGAGAAAAAACCTTATGATGCTTTACTAAACCCTCTTTCTAAAACATTTGATTTCTTAGAAAATTTCTCAATAGCATCGGATGCTAACTTACGAAAAGCTATATATGAACAAACATTAAGAGAGACTAAGTCTGAAAGATTTCCTGACGGTGATATATTGGAGGCTAGATACAGAGCGCAAGAGATAATTAATTTTAAACGACAAGGCGCCAATAAAACCGTAGCTGTTGCAAGACAGATTGTGCCATTTTTAAATGCGTATATACAGGGTATGAGTGTCTACTATAGAACAATGATGGGAGAAGGAATTACTAACCAAGAAAAACGTGCGGCATTTAATTTATTCCTAAGTTCAGCAGCTAAACTAACGGCTTTAAGTTTTTTATATGCCACATTAGTTGCAGGAGATGAAGAATATGAAGCACAAGAAGATTATATAAAAAACAAAAATTTCTTTATACCGGGTACACCGTTAAAAATACCTGTTGCTCCAGAAATAGGTTTTTTATTTAAAGTTTTACCCGAAAGAACATACAGTTACATAGCTAGTCAAGGAACAGAAAGACCACAGGATGCAACTAAATTTTTTGAGGCTATGAGAACAGCTTTTGTTGATAGTTTTAGTGGCCCAAACTTAACTCCTCAATTACTTAAAACCCCTGTCGAGTTACTCGTAAATTATTCTTTCTTTAGAGATGCTCCTATCGTACCTACACGATTAAAAAATTTAGAAGAAGAGCTTCAATTTACTTCATCTACGTCAGAGTTTTCTAAATTTATAGCGCCATATATGCTGGGTAATCCCATACAAATAGATTATTTTATAAAAGGTATGTTTGGCATATTAGGAGGAAACGTATTATACGCAACTAACTTAATAACTGCGCCAAATAGAAGAGATTTTAACTATTATGAAATACCGATTGTAAAAACATTCACTCGTGATGCAATACCGTCTGGTCTTAAATCAGAGTTTTATGCTCTTAGAGATGATATGGACAGAGTAGCAGATTCAGTTCGTCAACTATCTTTAAACCCTGCCGATGCCGATAACTTAATAGAATATTTAAGTAAGGATAACAACTACGATAAGCTTTACATATCTAAAATATTAGATAGCGTACAAAGACAATTATCTATGTCCAGAAGAGCAAAGCGAGATATTGAAGCAAGTAAAGATTTATCCAGTGAGCAAAAACAAGAACTTGTTAACAGAATAGACGAGCATGACAATATGCTTATAAGGTCTATAAACATACCTAAAATTAGAAAATACCTAGGGTACTAAAAAAACCCCCAGTAAAGTGTCCGCTCTCTACCGGGGGGAAAGATGCCTTTCTAATTTTCGGTGAAGGAGAGCCAAAAACCTAGAAAGGACTTTCATACTTATTTATAATAGTACAGATTTTACCATTCTATTCTCCAACATCGCAACCCATACCTATTTTTATCTACAACTTGTTTGCATATGACGTTATATTTACGCCTATATGCCTCTGCTAAAACATATTCTTGAACTGGTTTTACATTTAAACAGGGTATGAAAACTGACGTGCCAACCTTAAAATCATTCCAAGATATCCTCACTGGAAGACCCATTATCCGTATCATTTGTAAGTCCCTCTATGTCAAAACTATCTAGTTTCTTAGTATTAAATTCAAGACATCTAACACTATTTGATGCACTAGACAATGATGTACCTGCCAGTAATCTCTTCTTTTTAATCCCTATGTAAGACCCACTTTTCTTATAATCTAGTAAAGAGTCCTCAAAACTTACGTAATTTCTACTGCAATACTGCTGATACATACTCTTAGATACATATAATCTGTTCTCATCTTTCTCTAATCTAGCCACACAAGATGTTCTAGGTTCTTTTATTGCGCCCATATCTAACCCAGTGCGTTTATCTTTACCTACGTTAACAACTGTAATACCTAATGGATGCGAGTTTAAAAACGCCCCTAGTATCTCTCCATACTCTGTTAAAGAATCTTTGTTACTCTTTCTGCTATGGTTAATTAAATTAACACAGTAATCAAGCACAGGTTTTATAGGTATGTCATGTAGTCCTAAGTCTTTTGCTATCATTCCACCTGTCAATGCAACTGCCGCACCTGCTGACCAAAATCTTTCAGTGTTTTTTATATTGGCGGCTCTGTCCATCATCTGATTTACTTCGTTTAACTTAGCGATCACATCTGGTAAATTGTTCACACAATGATATATGTACGGTTTTATTGCGTGTCCGTAGTGCTTACTTATTCTGCCAAAATGAGCCTTTGACCATGTTGGGTCATTAAATTTATCTACTGGCAACTTATCTTCCAGTATACGCATTAATTCGGCGTCGGGAAAAGCCTTAATAGATAACAGTTTGTCTCGTATTCTGGTATTAGACGTAGATACTACAGGAATAGACCAAGTTGTTTTGTTTAATCTTTCTCTATTTGCTTTGGCATCCATTCTGTTTTTACCACGACCTGATGTAATGTCGTAGATGAGATTACTCATCATCTTCGGCTCCATGTTTGTTATTTCATCAATAGTCGGTGTTAGGCTTTGCATAGAACCTAGTCTTTGCATCCTAGAGTTGTGTGTATCATCCCACTTCAAAACTAATGCTTTTGGGTTTCCATAAATACTATTTAGCAAATGTAACACTGAGGATTTACCTGCCCCACTTCCCGGAGATATTAAGTTATATAACAACCCATCTAACATACCATCTCCCACAAACTTCATGAGAGGACCACCAAAACCTAGAAAGAATGCAAAAGCCTTACCAATTCTATCTTCGTGTGCATAAGCATTTATAATGTCTTTCCATGTATGAAAGTCTCCTTTTTCATGAAACATGGGTGTTAGTATCAGTGTAGGTATCGTTGGAGGACTGTAAGATGGCTCTGCTTGTCCAACTTTTATTTCTTTATCGCCATATACAAATACACTATCTTCTTCGTGCCATCCAAATTGTCGCCTAGCTACTTCTGCTTTCTTTTCATTTTGTAATTTTTCTACTGATTTGTTTACATATTGCATAAGATAATCCTGTCTTTTTCCTAAAGCTGTTATACCATGAAATGATACCGCCGCTAAGAATTTATCTTTAGCTAACGTAGAACTCAAAGGCACTATGAACTCTCTTACCCCATCTTTAGGTAAATGTAACCTAATTAAGATGCTTTCGCCATCTTCTGGGTCATGTATTCTCTTTACCACATACAAATCATAAGGATAAACACATATATTTTCAGGCGGTTCTTCTTCACTTTTTTTAATTTCTATATATACTCCACCTGCAGGGGGTCTGTTAAATCCACGTGGAGGAATAGGTATTTCATATGTCTGTTCTTCTTTGGTGACAGCATTTTCTTCTTTGACTATGTAGTCTTCTATTTTAGATTTTATAAACTCTTTACCTAACACAACAGGAGAAGTTATCTTGTGTTGACACCCTTCACATCCACCCGGATTCAAAGTTTTAAATGTCTCACATTTATATGGTCCTTTAGTTTTTGATGCTTTATAAAATGCTTCTTCTTCATTGTATTGTGGGTGTTTGTTAGACATTACCCGAATAGCTTTTGATCTATCTGTGCATACTTCTGCTATAGACAAAACTGCTCTCCACATAGGTTCTTCTAAAGATTCTTGATTACCATATGCGTACACTATCTGAGCGCATCCAACACCCTCCATAGACTTTTTAAATATTGTTTTAAAATCAGTTTTAAAATTACCTTGTAGTTGTTTAGTTAAAGGGTCAGTGTAATCTCTAAAATCTTTTTGTCGTAGTTGATCAAATAAAGATATTGAACTATAGCCACTTACTGCGTTTTCTATTTGTTCTAACTCTACAGGTTCACCTTTTCTACGCACAACAACTGGTTTTGGTGTGCCACTCTTAAAATTAAACGTGTCCGGCACACGTAAAATCCTAGCATTATCAGCCGTTACGTTTGAATCAGCAGAGAACTTTTTATCTGTGCATAAAGCTTTTAAACTTTCAGCAATTGGTTTCCATGTTTCTTTTAATATAGGCGCAGTTAAAACCCAGTAAACATGTATGCCGTTACCAGAATCTACTAGTAAAGATGGTTTAGGTAAATTTGCTTCTTTACGAAAAACTTTAAACGCTTTTAAACCATCGGACTTTGTTTCGTAATCTTTATTAGGTCCGCAGTCTATGTCCATAAAAAAACATTTAAGTTCTTTAGAGTTTTCCTGTGACCTACTACTATCATCAGTAAATGACGCTAAAGCGACATACGCATCACTTTTTCTTTCAACTATTCCTTCTGTATCTTTAACTAATTCATCAACAGTTCTATAAAATCTATCCTTATTGTTTTTTCTTTTTATATCTGTAGAACAATAGAAACCGTTAGTCGGTAATACAAAAGAAAGAAACTCTTTCTTTGTAAGCATAATAATCCCCTAGGTCAGGGGGAGTTACCCCCCTAATTTTTTAATTTAGCAACTAACTTTTCTACCTGTTTGATGTGCGGGTCTTGAATTGTAGTAACGCCTTTAAACCAATTATAGACCGTCATGCGAGTAACACTAAGATACTCGGCTACATCATTTACAGGTATATCGTTTTTTACACAAATTAAACCTAGTTTTACACCTAACAAATCTGAGTCAGCTTCATTGACTGCGTTAACAAATTGTATAGAGTAACCTTTTGACATATATCACTCCTCGTCGTCGTCCCACTCATCAATAACTTTTTCTACATCAACCTTAGATGGAGCCTCTTTTTCTTTTTTATTAGCGACTTTCTTAGGCTCAACAGACTCAGAGGGTTCTTCTACTTTAGAAACCGTCTCTTGTTTCTGTTCTATTTTTGCAGTTTGATTAGCTGACATGGTAACTAACCTTTTTACCTCATCAGATTCAGACTTCTCAAGCGCTACATCAAACTCGTCATTCTCTAATAAACGTACAGGCTTGAAAGTTATCTTACCAATACCAGAAGTATCAAAACGCATCTCTGTTACTACAGACATAATAGGTGCGCCCTGTGTAGCAATACGTCTTGCATATGCTTGTAAAGGCCATTTGTTGTTTTCACCCTCACCAAAAATAGACTTAGCAGGTACATTCAGTTGATAAACAGGACCGTTAATATCGCCTTCCAATACAACAGCAATACGTTGTTGGAATCTACAAGCACGGCTCTCTCCTTGCCCAGAACCCTTGATATTTTGTGGGCAATCTACACAGTTTTTAGCCTGTGGGTTTTCAACTTTTGGGTCTGGTCTTGAACCATCAGCCGACCAACAATCAGGCGCAGATACTACACCTTTCTTATACGCCCCTGCATAATAAATCCTAGAGACATGTTCAGATGCACCAACAATAACGACGTTCATGGCACGGTCCTCATTACAAGCAACTTCCTTACCATCAACCATCATGCGCCATACACCACCTTCAATAGATATACGCCTAATCCCAGAACCACCAGAACCGCCCATTAGTGATTTTGTTAAATCATCTACACCACCTTTTTTACGTATGTGGTCGGGTAGTCCTTTTTTAAATATTGTGATATCACTCATTACACTCTCCCATAGTTAATTAAGTTTTTCTGCGAACTGTTACAGCATAACGACTGTCCACGTTGAGTCCCGGAGGTAACTTATCGGGGTTCTCCTGTAAAAACTGACTCATATTGGATTGCGCTATACGTTTCTCTAGTAACTCTAAGACGTTGTTGTCTTTTATAAATTGATACATAGACTCCCAATCAGTCGTATGGTATCTTTTAGCCACACGTCTTGTTACTGTGCCATAATCTGTGCGTAAACTTTCTGCGCCTGTTTCTTTACAAACTTCAAGAAGTTCGTTTTCTATCACACGTAAAGCTTCTTTTAATTCTTCGTCCCTTTTCTCAAACTCACTCTTGAGATCAGCACGTTTATCTCTAATCTTTACGTAGACCTTTACTAATTTATCTACTTTCACTCGACTCTCCTTTTTAAAACACGTTCGTAAATACTACAACCTACTTTATACATTGTCAATCATCTTCTAAAATATTTTTATATAAATCGACAAGTTTATTATGTACATCAATTTTTGACTGTAGCATTTTGTACATTTTCTTTTCTGCATGAGACCCTTGTAAGTGTACGACAGTACATGGATTCTTTTGACCTGCCCTGTGTACTCTTGCGTTTGCTTGTAAATAAGTTTCTACAGACATGACAGCAGACCAATATACCACTACGTTTGCGGCGTGTAGCGTTACTCCATGCGATGCGGCTTGCGGTTGTATGACTAAAACTCTAGGGTCTTTCGTTGTTTGGAACTTGTTAAATATTTCTGTTCTATTGTTTACCGTAACTCCACCATGTATCACATCACACGTATACTTGTTTTTAAGTAAATAATCTTCTATAAGATTTATCGCATGACGGTATGGTGCAAACACGATAACTTTGTGACTTGCCTCATCAATAACCTCAGTCAACACTTGTAGCCTATTAGATACATCAAACTCTACTGTGTCTCCATTGTCCGTGTATACTGCACCACAAGATAATTGTAGAAGTTTGTTTAAGTTTGCAGCGGCATTAACAGAGGTTATTTCTTCTCCGGCTGCGATAGTCATCATGTCTTTTCTCATACGTTCATAATATTTAGACTGTTGTTTTGTAAGAGAAACTTGTCTGGTTGTGTAAGTCATGTCTGGTAAGTCCAAACAATCTTCTTTTGTAAAACGTATTGCAGGTTGTAATGCTTTGTGGACTATATCCTCTGCTTTTTCTTTTGGTAGCCATATAAACTGAGATACTTTATACATGACAAGATCTTTGAACGTACCAAAATATTTAGGTACATTAGCGGGACTTATAATTCTAGCCAGACCATACGCATCTGTGGGAGATTGCGACGCAGGTGTGCCTGTTAGCATCCATACCCACGTGTGCGGTTTTATTACTGAGTTTAGTATCTTCCATCTTTTTGTGGTAACCGTTTTGTATGCGTTTGCTTCGTCTACTACTATGAGGTCAAACTCATTGTTATTTACTGCATCTCGTATAATCTGCAACCCATCATAGTTACATATTACAAATTCAGCATCAGAGTTTACAACCTCTATCCTTTTTTCTCGTGAATAGCTATGGGCTATCGCTACCGACCTATGGATAGCAAATTTAAATAGGTCTCCACCCCATGCAGACTGCATGATAGATAGAGGACATAACACTAAAACTCTTTTAATAAATCCTAGTTTCATTAAATAATCAGCCGCCCATATTACACTAGCTGTTTTACCCGTGCCTTGTTCGTTAAAAACAAACGCACGACGATTTAATGTCAGGAATGAAGATGTTTCTTTTTGATGTTCAAACGGTTTGAATTTACCGCCCCATTTGTAGTTTTTACATATCGGACTAGGGACGTTTTTTATTTTTAAGTTTTTTAAAACTTGTGCTTCTTCTAAACCCCAATTTACTAGTACCTCGTTAGAAGAAAGTGATTTGCTTTTTGGTATAACTTCTGTGATTTTGTTTGGCTGGCGTACTTTTAGTAGCAAAGCCTTGTTGTCTATGATCTCCATAACGCTCTCCTTTAAATACTCGTATAGACCAAAGTAACATTTTTACTTAGTCAGAGAACATTATACTTTTTTCTTTTTATAATTGCGAGATCTATTTTTCTTTTTTGATTCTATTTTGTATCCGTCTTTGTTTGTGCCACCTTTACTTAATGGTTTTTTGTGAGATATGTCTTTGCCTTCACGTTTATCTGCCTTACCGTTTTTATTTTTGTCAGGATATTTTTTATCCATAGCACGTCTAGCACGTTGACGTTCCATGCGGTTTTTATGTTCACCACGTGCTTTTTGTTTTTTATATTCTTTCTTATAAGGTCTAGGTTTATTTACGTATGGCATTTTAATCTGCTCTCCCATTGTGAGGACAACTTAATACAGCACAATAATTTTTACAAGTAAAGTTTGGTTTAGCATTCCACGTATCTGATTTAAAAGAGTCTTCTAAATTATCTGTATTTTCAAACCAGTATGACCAACTCTCTTCCTGATCTTCTGCTTTGTAGTTAGCTTTTATAAAATCTTTAGATATGACAAATAATAAACCTGCTTTTACTTTCTTTATTTTAGGGAAATGTTTAAAGATTGCCAAGGATAATATTTCTAATTGCTTTACATCCGCATACTTACTGCTTTTCCCTGTTTTATAATCAACGAGATATGCTTTATCGTCACCTAAAACTATCAAATCTGCGATACCTCTCCACCACACATTCTTACCAAAAAACCCACAAGGTTCTAAGTCTCTGGTTAATCCCATGCGATATTCGCATAATCGGTCACCCTGTATTTCTTTTAATTTAGACAACATACCACTCAAGTAATCTAATTCTTTTGGTAATGACACGTTTTCTTTTAAATGATCTTCGGCTACTTTGTGTACTCTATTACCAAATGTAAGTGCTTCTGTCTGTGGTTCTACAAAGTCTTTTGCAACTTTTAAATGATAATATTTTTTAGGACACATTTTGTACATACTCAATGCCGAGTACGACCACGAATATTTTTTAGGTGTCTCCATAACTTTTACCTGAACCTAGTTCACAATCGAGAGGTAAATCTTTGCACCAATTAGGGCGCCACTTCATACATTCTTCAACGTATGCTAATCCCTCATCTACTTCTTCTTCTTTTACTATACAAGCTACTGCATCATGAACTGTTAATACAACCTTATATTTATTAGCTATTTTTGCCATCTGTTGAGCAACTACACATCGTGCCAAAGCCTGACATACGTTCTCTATAAGTTTACCACCATATATACTTGTTGTGGTGTCTCTGGCCTTATAAGAATATTGAGCTAACCCTTTTTTATCTGTTGTGATAAAAAGTCCTCTGTATCTTTGCCATAGTTTATTTGGTAATTGGAATCCTTCTTCAATTGGGTCAAACAACAATGCTCCCTCTCTACCTAAAGTGTTTCCTGTTTTATCCAAGATACTTTGTAAACACCTGTCAGCTTGTCTCCATAACTCTGATATTTTGCCATATTTGGATCTGTAAACGTCTACTATATACTTACACTCTTCCTGAGATACGTTTACACCAAATGTTTTTAGTTGGTCTCTAAAACGCACCGCACCCATACCATAACCACAGCCAAGAATCGTGGTCTTACCTACAAATCGTTCTTCTTTTGTTATCTCTTCGACAGGTTTACCGTAGATAGACTTTGCCATTATTTTATATACATCTTCTCCATTTTCAAAAGCCTCTACCAAATCATCTTGTTCAGCTAACCACGCTAATATCCTAGCTTCTATTTGAGAAGAGTCTGCATCTATGATTGTGTATCCCTCTATTGGTATTATCGCTTTTTTTAGTTTGTTTGCGTGTTCTCCACGAGAAGGTAAGTTTTGTAAATTTATTTTGTCGTCTCCTCCCCACCTGCCTGTATGCGCCGCATAGTATCTCAACGGAACTGGCATCAAACCTCTGTTTGCTATGTCAATAAATCTATGTGTTCTAGTTTCTTCAAGAGTGGTCTTGTTAGCTAAACGTGCCGTAACTAAATCACGCACCTTTTCATTCTCATGCTCTGCTAACTTTTTAAACTCTTCGTCAGTCTTTGCAAACGCCCATGCTTTATTACCAGTACGTGCAGATATCTTTGTGGGAGGTTCTATATATTTCCCCAGCAGAGCTGCAAATTTATCATTACTCATGAGATCTTCTTTTGATACGTTTGCTTTTGTCAGCAGCGAAAGCTTTTTCTTTGAAGTCTCCTGTAAATGACTTGTCAGAAGTTCAACATTAAGCCTTAATCCCGGTTCGGTAAACATCTTCAATGTTATGTCTATAATCTTGAGTTCTTTTGTCGGGAATCCAGTATGCAGATGGGTGAATAAATCATAAGTAAGTTGTACGTCATTGCGACAATACTGAGCATACTGTTTTAGTTCAGATGGGGTAAAATCTAGTCTGCGTTTACCTAACGCTTCGTGTACCTCTAAACCTTTTTCGCCAAGGTTATATTTATTAGCCAAGTTCGCAAGACTAGCAGATTCAAATACACCGTTTACAGCACGTGCCATACACAATGTATCTAGCAGTTTGTATGGGTGTATATCAAAATACCAAGACAGAATCGCCCCATCAAACATAGTGTTGTGTGCCAACACCATAGCGTTATCCCAATCAAATTGAGACAACCATTCTTTTGTTTCTTCTTTAGTTCCAGAAAACCATTGAGTGTTTTTTTCATTAACTTTTAACGCAACACCAACTACTTCAAACCTATCGTCACGTATATATTCTTCTGTGGTTAATTTAGATAAACTAAACTTCTTGTCGTAGTAGGTCTCAAAGTCTATTGTTATCAGCATCTCGGACAATCGAATAAAAGTTCGTAGGTTTCTTAGAGTTTCTAAGTGCGTGTGTATATCGAACATAGATGATATTATGTTCTAACAAAATCGGCAAGTACCTTCTGATACTTCTTACACTTAATTTTAATCTTCGTGCTAACTGCTTTACAGACAATGCGTAGTTTCTTTCTAAACATCGAAACACTTGCAACTGTCTACTCGTATGCGGTCTCCTCATCACGTATACTCCTTAACATATACTCCACATCACTTATGTTGTTTTCATTAACTATCATAGCCATACCACCTGCGCTCATGATGTCGGACAAGTTCTTGCTCTGTAAAGCCGTGGGTTGGTTTCCTTTTGCTTTACATTCGATACCAAAAAATATACCACGATAACAACCAACGATATCAGGCACACCACTTCTACCGTAACCACCTGTCATAGGATAGAAATAGTATGCCTTGTGTTCTTTCAGTATCGCTACTACTTTATTTTTAACTTTCTTCTCAGGTGTCATCGGGTGATTCATCCCATAGACTATAATCCCATGACCCTTTTTTTATAATGTCTTTTAGTTCTTTTTCTTTTTTCCTAACCAATTCAGTTGTTGACATACCAAGAGATAAACCTTTTCTTTGAAGTTTTCTTTTTATTTCATCTAATGACTTCTTCCCTAGTGATGGTATATGTAATATTTCATTTTCAGTACGTTGGACTAAATCAAGAATGGTATGAATACCCTCTTTGTATAACGCTTTTGCTGGTCTACGTGAGTCAAAGTGAAGGACAGACCCTATTTGTCTTGAAAGCAAAGGGTCGTATTTTAAAGTTGACTCTCTTCGTTGTTTCATACCATCTACTATATGTGTATGTAACCCATCAATAATTTCATTAATCAAAGGGTCCATTAAAATTTTAGTTTCAAAAGTAAACTTATGCTTAAACATAGCTTTTTCAATTTGCTTGATAGATATGTCGTTAATATTTGGCACACAATGTAATAGTTGCTTTGGTGAAAATTGTACTAAGTCTCCGATATAAAAAATACCATAAGCTTTTAACGAATTGTTTATTCTAACCGATAAACCTAGACTATCTATTGGTATCAAATAATGACCTGCAGGTCTATTCGATTCTTCGTAAATTTTTTCTCGTAATTTTTGTTTTTTATTCATAGCCATAACCCACCCCCTATTTTTCTAAGTGTTCAATTAAATACGACAATACGTGATGCGCTTTTTTAATGTCTTGTAGTCCACCCTTACCTTCGATGTCTTTAACATTAACTCGTGATAAATAATGAATCGTTGTACCGAGTAGGTAGCCTTTGAATTGCGCCGGGGAAAGCCAAGACTTCAACACCTCCCAAGGTGTTATTGTAAGATTGGTATAGTGCGAACCACCAACTTGCTTGTCTCCTGCTTTTTCTTCCTTGTCTTTAAATATCATCACCATCTCCTTCTAGTTGTTCAAACTTTCTAACTATAAGCTTTTTTACAAAATCTTTCATAACGAACCTGTATCCTAACTGTTCAAGTTCTTCTGAAAACTCAGCCACGGACATACTTAAAATCTCCTCGTGTAGCCTTTCTATAATTTCTTGATTTGCATCATTGCTCATGTTCGCTCCTTAGTGTGTTTAAATCTCCTTCAAAAGAATGAGTGCCAATATGTTTCAAATGAATATTAAGGTCTACAAAAACTTTACCACCATGCTCTCGCCACAACTCACAGAAATGATAGTCTTCAGATAGTAACGCCCCTGTGCCATCTATACTTGTGTCAAAGTATTGTCGTGCGATTGGTTTTATATATTTACCAGTTGGGTCTTGAAGTGTTGATGACCTATACTCTGGCACGTGCTGTTCTAACTTTTCAAACACTTCTCGTTTAATCAACATAAACCCTGTACCTGCATGACGTACTTCTAGCAAACCGCTCTTATCTAGTTCTACTTTTGTTTTACCATGAGGTAAGTTAAGCACAAACTCTGATGCGTAGTAGCTTAAATCTTTTCTGTTCATCTCAACAGCTTGTCTAACTCTATCCCAACTAATTTCTTTTTTAGGATACAAAGCACAAACTATATCTCTATCAGCATCAAGTAATCTGCCCACAGCATCAGCTTCAAAATACATATCCGCATCAATAAACATCAAGTGTGTGCAGTCGGTGTTCTTTAGGAACATACGTACCAACTCGTTTCTGGCTCTTGTAATTAAAGACTCGTTCATCAAGTTCGCAAGGAACGCTTCGACCTTTCGTTCACGTAAATTATTTATTGTGTTGATTGTTGCGATTGTGTAGTGTCCTGTACACATACCACCGTACATTGGTGTAGCTATGAGGATTGATTGTTTCTTTGTTTGCTCTCCCACGTTGACGTTCATTTCAGAAACATAATCCCCAATCGTAAATGGCTTATCTTCTACTTGCATTATCTACTCCTCCTCCATTCTATAATCTGAACCTGCAAAGGTGTCATGATGATCGCCTTGTTCTAAACCGTCCCAACTTGCCGATAAAGAATTCAACAACCAAATCATATCGCTTCTTGTTTTTATGTCGTGTTTAGTTACGCTTAAATTATGTCCATTGTAACTAGGGTCTTCTCCCCTAGAAGCGTTGTTGTATTCTCTCAAAAGTTTTTCAGCTTCACGCTTTGAAGTAAACGCTTCAAAATAACCTTCCTTTCCTGCTTCGCAAATATAAATAATCATACCCTACCCCTTTCATTAATGGTCTTTATATAAAAACATACACATATGCTCTTTCATCAGCCACGGATAATCGTTTATGTCACGCTCTGCATGACCGAGTCTGTAGCCATCGTCTTTACCAACTGTGTAAGCTTCTGTCCATAAATCAAATACAGAGCCATTGTAATTGTCCATGAACACCCAACAAATAAATACACCCAAAACAAACGTAATGCTAGGTAATAACTTTTCCATAATACCTCCCCTTTTTTATCGGCGGTCTTGACACAATAGATGGGTCTATACCTTGTTTTATTCTTAATGCAAAGAAATATTTATTCTTGTGTGCGCTATCTTCTTGCACCGCAATTAAAAATCCATCATCAACTAGTTCTTTCATAACAGACCTAGTATGCCCTACGTGTACACCAAGACCTTGTGACACCTCAGTAGGATGGTATATTGTGTCTTCTGGTCTTCTTCTTACGTAATCTATTATTCTTTGTTTTACTGATTTCGCAGGTCGTTTCATTAAAATCCTCCATTTGTTTTTCAATTACACGGACTTCTTGTGGTGTAAGATACACCCAGTATATTCTATCCGTTAGTTTTCTACCCCATCCCTCTATCTCACTACCTCTGTCTATCATATGTAACATACACATTTTAGACCAAAGTAAATCAGGAAAAGGAGGGGCGCTTAATTTAAGATTATGGTCTAAGCAAAAGAAAGTGCCTGTCTTGTAGGCATCATCAAGATATTCAAACCGAAATCTATATTTAAAATAATCTGAACCGTTCATGATTACCTCACACAATCTTTTCAGTCAGTACCCAAGAGTTTAGTATATCAATACGTTTACCAAAACCTGCCACAAAGTCCTCGCCAGACACATCAATCATAGACATACACTTTCTCACACCTTCTGGTAAGTCATCGTATGATTTGTATATATCAGATACAAACTTTGAGTCGTCATATCTGTAACTAGCGCAGTTGTCATCAGAATTCCAGTTCAAACAACGCTTGTACTCATTGTCATAACCAGTAAAGGTTTTAACTTGTTTTGTATTTTCTAAAAAAGAATATACCTTATAAGATTCATCGGATAGTTTCGTAACCCAATACACGTTAAATGGTCTGTCACCGTGTTTAACATACTTCTGATACTTAGGTAAACTTTTCTCCACAACAGATTTTAGTGAGTCAGAAACAAAAGCATCTTTGGGTACATTGTGATTTGTCATAAGATTCGTAACCTCTTTACACATATCCATAGTTGTACGACCACTTAATCCATCTGCTTCAAAAGACTCAAGTAGTTTCTTTTCATATTCATTTACAGATTTCCCGACAAAATCCAAGTTCAACCCCACAATCTCCTCATAACTATAAGGACGTAGGTGTTCTGTAACCTCTTTGATAATTTTATTTTTTGTTACAGACCTAGTGTAGTTCTGCCCTCTTTTTTTCATAGGACGTAGGTGTGTATAAAGATAATAACTTAGAAAAGTTTTTCCACTAGATTGAACCTCATGGTTTTTAATTGCTAACTGCATCAATGGTCGTATGACACTTTCGTTTGAACGATGCTCTGCATCATCGGCAGAAAAATTAGCGATGTGTACATCATTCACACCAGAAGCAGTTGTTAATTTTTTTACAGCATCGGGATTAAAAAACTTACGGTCAAAAATCCACAAACGAACAGCATCGTTTAGATTATTTTGGACAAACGCATAGTCGTCAATGTTATGGTCAGGTGACCGCTCGATGGTATACAACACATCATCTATAAAGTTTTTAACAAGCTTCTTGCAGTCAGCTTCGTCTAAGTTTTTACTACGTTCTTGATATTGATATGTAGAAAAACCGTTGTATTCTGGGTCTTGTAATACAACCCACCCACCATCATTAGAAGACCCAATTGGTAAATATTTATCTACAAAACCTAACTCAGATTCTTCGATACAAACCTCAGAATACTTTGTCGTAACGCTATAAGTGTTTTTACGCTCGTTCATATTTGCTCTCCTTTTTAAAATTAATTTTAGTATTCGTAATCTACGCTAACAACTTTTGTGTAATACTTACGGCTAGGTTCAGTCTCCACAGTTGTCTTGTACCCACCGTCGGACAATACTTTTACAGTATAAACTGCGATATCTTCAAAAGTAAAGTCTCTCTCAAACGATGAGAAAGAACCTCGACTCTCTCTACATTTAATATACATGTGACACAACAAAGCAACTAATCTATTGTAATTAGTTGGGTTATCTTTAATCTTGTCTATGTAGTCATAAAAACCTACAGAAGCAAGATACTCTCCTTCATCTCCAATATTATTTGGAAATTTTTGTTTATACCCATCTAAATTATAATAGCGTTGGATAACAAGTTGCATGGCTTCAAGTGGCGGATTACTACCATTATGTAAATACTTCCCTGCGTACTTCTCATAAAACTTATCAGAGACAGGTGCGCCACCAGACATCTTGTGCATAGAGTTGAGATACGTGAGAAGAGGTTTGAGTCTGTCACGTAGCTTTCTCATTCTACCTTGGTCAACCGCATCACGATATATTTTCACAGGGGCGTCCATAAAGTAAGTACCTTTGTAGTCACTTTTAATCCTGTCTTTAGATGGAGTCCAATGGTCATTAGGTCTTATAGGATTACCACGAAGTAAATAAAATGTGTCATCCTTTTCAAGTGGATATTTGATATCTCTTGCGCCTGTTATCCACAGTCGGTTGTGACGTTTAACACATTCCATATGAGTATAAGAACTTATAAATTCAGCAGTAGAAAGAGTATCCCAACAACCTATACTAATCCCCACAATACCATCATCACGATAGGTCACAATTTCTGTATTACCATAACACAAACCAATACAATTTATTAACTCGTATGGTTCATCTTCTCGTTTAAAGTTATAGGCTTTAAGAGTATGATGACAATTTCTTCTATTACCTATCGGTCTCACATCCTTTTTTCTACCTCTGATAGGTTTTGTTGTGTCATACAATCTTTTCGCACAATCATAGTTACGAATTATTTCTCTTGCCGTGTATGCGTTTCCAAACATATATCACTCTCCTTTATCTTTTTTAATTTTAGCTAACTCGGACAGCAACGTAGCAAGTGCATCTATTGTTCCATGCACCATCATTCTAACTTGCACTATCTTTTTGTAGATAGTCATATGCAGATAGATAATGTACGTCACTAACAAACTAATAATAATCGCCACTTCATCATTCATTCAGTTCCTCCAATCTTTGTATCAGGTTTAACAACTTCGGACATGAGAACACGTTTACACAAAAGAGTAATAGTCTGGCTGTAATTTAACTCCATGCCTAACTCACCCTCTAGTTTCTTTTGTGCTTTATCAACAAGCTTACGTGCATCTTTGCGTATTAATAACGCTTTGTAATTTTTAGACATTGGCATTACTTTTCTCCTTTGCATCGGCTTTTAATTCAACAACATCGGACACGTGTTGAATAACAAACATAGTACAGATGCCACCAAAACCAAATATGACTGCACATGACTTTAATACATCATATAAACCATAGTCGGCTATCCCCTCAAACATCATACCTGCGGTAAAAAATACAAGACCCCAGACAAGAAACAAACCTAGTACATCAAGTGTTGTTTTAATCTTCTTCATTTACACCCCCCCTATTTTTACAAAATCGTGATTATATATATTAACTTCTCCGTCGTGATGACCTCCGTGCCAAGAACCCACTTTAAACATTAATTCTTCTTCGCCATGCACTTCTTGACCAAGTTTAGTGAGTCGAATACCCAGAACTATACACGGTACATCCCAATCTTGCGCCCAAACTGATGCAATATGTGTTTTAGCATCTATGTTGTTTTTCTCGCATATTTTTCTTAAATTCCAAACTGAACGCCTAGGTTCAAATACAGCTTCAACAAAACCAACTTTAGAATAATCAATATCACTCATACCTTCTCCTTCTGTTTAATTAAATCTAACAACTCATGAGCCAAATCCAACCTACCTCTCAACATGTCGTAGTGTGATGAGTGTAAACGGACGTCAGACTTAGCGTTCTCTATTGCCCTCATAACATCTTGGTTCATGACAACTTCTCTCTCTAACAACTTCACTATCACTTCGAGTAAATTAACCATCAGTATTTCCTCCGTTGTTTTGCCATAGTGCTTTGGCGGTATGCCACTTTCATTTGGCGGTACTAATGTTCCACAGTCAATTTTTGGTATTTTAAATTTATGGTAACAATCGTTACAACAATCAATTGTTGTGATTCCGTCCCATGCAAACTCCCAATCATCGAGTGTTAGTTCATCAGTTCTAAAAACTTTATTGCAACCTTCACAGGTAACAGTATCGTCTTCAACGATTTGATTAAGATATTCAGCCATCAGTATTTCCTTTCAGGTAAAGTGTCCTCATCAACTTCTTTAAGACTAGGTCTGTTTAAATCAAAGTCAAAGTATTCGCCCTCATCTTCATCGTAGTAATACTCATCTCCATTCTCATCGCACGTGGTCATCTTTGGTGCGAGGTTACGGAAACTACCCCACCCATCATCAGGGACTTCGATTCTGTAATCATAGAATTGTTCTTCTATGTATTCGGGTATGACTCTTTCAAAAAACTGTCGAGCAGAATCATAACAGTCTCTAACAAACCAACCATCTAGTTGGTCTAAATCTCTAACCTTTACGATGGTGTCGAGTGGAACAGTTACATCCCCAAAGTCTTCTGTATTAAGATGAATTGTCCCAGTTATACGAACAAGTATGTACTTGTTCTCTTTAGAATAACTACCAAACGTAACGACCGATTTTGGGTTATCTAAACATTCCTCAATGTGTTGTCGTATCTTACTCATTTGCTCTCCTCGTCGTATTCATTTACAAAATGATAGTGCAAGTCAATCAGCTCTTTAAATACACCCTTACAGAAATGGTGAATACTGTCTAGCATTTCGCCATCATTCAAACCATTACGCTCTTGGTCTTCTATCATATCCAATATCTTTGTACAAACTCTTAGGTTACCTAGTCCATACAATTCCTTTTTCGTCCATTCGTCGAAGGGTTTAGTCTTTCCGTTTTCTTTGTCTTTACTCATCTGCTCTCCTTTAGTTAAATTAAACTTCTACATCTACGTGAACACTCGTGCCATTGTCTGCTTGGATATACTTGTCGGTAATACCCCAGAAGACAGGACAGTTCCAACCACTACCCCAGTTCGGTACATGACCATCTGTGAACATAATGACTGACTGTGGTCTCATCTTGTTGTCGTTTATGTACTTGGATACACACGATGGGTCAGTACAACCACCACCTGCGACTTTTGTAGATGCGATTAGATTTTCTAGTTCGCTTTGTTGATACGTTTCGACAGGCGTGTAAACATCTCCGTCCCAGTACATCAAGTCAATCTTCTCTGGTGCAATGTCCTTACAGATAGCGGATATCTCTCCGAGGAACGCAGATATTTCTTCCTGAGTAACCGAGCCTGATGTATCTACACCAATCACAATCGGCCCTGCGTTTTCACTAACAAGAGATGGCATGATGATGTCCTGTGAAACCCACCTACGGTTTGGTTTGCGCCACGAGGAAACATCTTTACGTGAGTTGTAATTACTGATGAATGACCGGAGCATATCTCGCCAGTTAATCTTAGGCTCAAGTATCTCTGTCACACTTCTCGCTACCTTTGCTGACACCATCTCCGCATATGCTTTACCTTGTCGCAATGCTTCTTCGATGCGTTGGTCTAGTGCTTCCTGTGCGTTGGGGTCATCAGACCTTGCTTTCGCTTCTTCCCACATATGGTCATCAAGTGTCTGTCCTTTACTGCTACCGCTTTGGTCTTGGTCACCCTGTTCAGAGTCACCACTAGTGGCTTCTCCATCTCCTCCTCCTCGTTTAGATTTACTGCCGTTGAAGATATCATCGAATATCTTTTTAGTATCCAACACTCGACCATATTGGTAATACTTGTCGTCACATACTCCACCCTCGATAGGCTCTAAGAACTTCTCCGATGGGTCTATCTCGTACTTCATTGTGAGATTAATGACATTGTCAGTAGCCAGATTGGTAGACATAGCGCACTTAAGAAACAAGGCTCTCCATACTGTCATATGCTTGAACGCCACGTGCATGACCTCGTGCATAATCAAGTACCGCAACTGTGCATCAGTAAGTTTGCGTATGAACTCGATGTTGAGATAAACATTCAAACCATCAGTCGCACCTGTTTTTATCTTGTGGTCTTTGTCTACTGCATGAAACAGACACATCATAATCACAGCGGAAAACATGACCGTACGTGGGTCATTCATCAATACGACTTTCTGTTTGGTTATTCTTCTAATAGCTTGTTGCTTTGTCATAACTTCTCCTTTCTTATTGACCTAGACCATACTTACTTACAACATCTTCAAGTGAACGCTTTGTAGCATGACGGACACTATCACTATCACGACACATCTGTGCATCACGACCATTAACAGCTTGCCGTAAGTCAGATATCAACTTCGTAATCTTCGGGTCATCAGTTAGATTCAAAGAGTCACCGATATCACAGATGTCATGTATATTACCCAACAACGTGTCTCTGAATGTTTGATGATTCTTGAGTCCTTGCTTAGTCTTAACAGGTACAGGTAAATCCTCAAGACCCTTGATTGCTTTGTAAACTACATCTTGGATTCTATCTACCACATCTTCCATTGACGTTGCCAACTTTTCTGTCATGGTAGCTATCATATCGGACTCTAACTTCTGTCTGACTTCCTCAGTAGCTTGGACATGAAACGAACCACTAGGAACAGGACATTCCTCTAGTCTGTATCTAAACTTGCGCTTGATTTCTTGTGCGCTTGGATACTCTCCACGTGTGACAAGATTATTCAGTAAGAATATGGAAGATGCCACAGACTCCTCATAGTTTGTCTCATCTGTAAAGTCATCAATCAGTTTCTCAAGTTTATCTAGCATAGGGTTTATCTGCTCACAAAATGGTATGTAATTACTAAACTTCATAATTCTCCAACCACCTTTCTCAAACACGTTTGTATTCGTGTTGACAAAGTCACGAACCACATTGATTTGTTGACCTATTGCTTTGAACCTTTCGCATTGGGGGAACAATATCTTGTTGTAATTACCACCCTTGGTCTTGGTTTGTTTCTGCTCATCAATCTCTGCGGATACATTCTTGTCTAGCTTTCTACCTGTGTATGCGGACACATTTAGTTTCACAAGAATACAACGCTTGAAAAGATTAGATGTAGCTTGAGGTGTTACGGTATCAAATATCTTTGACATAATGCTCTCCTTAGTTAAGTTAAAAAATTGTAGAAGTCAGACTTCTACACAGATTACTTAGTGAAAATCCAATTCATCTCCATTGCACGTTTCTGGAACGTGTCGTTGTCGATTGCGATTTCCTGCTTCTTACTACTCATGATTGACCGATAGAATACAGCTTCCCACTCGTCCTTGAACTTGTCACGCATCATGTACTGACACAATGCTGTGAGTGTATCCTCTGCTGTTGTGACAATAGCTTTAGTCATCAACATACATTGAACCATCGTATCTTCAGGGATAGGTGCGGTCTTAGGATTAGATAACAGATTACCCCAGTCTGGTAACTTGTAACCCATCTTGACCTCGGTCATCAGGTCTACACCACTAAGCGTACCAATTGCGCCACACAGAGATGCGGTCAACTCTTCCTCATCTAGTTTGTCGTTCGCTTTGATGATGTCACTCGCCGCTTCAAGTGTGTACGGACACACAAACATATCTGTGCTAGGTTCTCTGCTTGGGTTGAAAATACGCTTACTGTCAGACCCATCTAGGTATGACTCCAAACAGTCAGGATGATTACGCACAAACATAATGACCTCTGGTGCAATATCATTATCCAACGCATACTCCATCCAACTATCAGGCTCGACAAACTCCTTGCCATTCTCATCTACACCAATACCTGCGTGTGGCTTACGTACCAACACCTTTATAGTACGTCTACGTTGATGAGCCTTGAGTGTGTCCATCAATCCATCACTCGCACAGTTTGTAGTGGCAAACACTAGCGAACCCTCTGGCAGATAATTCATACCTTGTCTACGTTCTTGGAGGATTGGTAGTATGCCGTTGAGTGTACCCTGCGGTGCTTTACCCAACTCATCAAACATAATTAACTGTGGCTTGTCGTCCTGAAAACCCAACAAATGATTTGGTGCAAATACTGTGACGTGCATACCATTCATCTCAATGACACGTGGCATTTGAATGTCACCCACATCTAGCGTAGTACAGTCAATAATGTTGTATCCCATCTTGTCGCCATAGTAATTCATTAGCGAATAAAAGATAGCAGACTTACCAATACCTGTCTCGCCTTCGAACAAAAACGTACGCTCATGACCCAATACTTTGATTAGGTTACTCGCACCACGCAAACTTACAGAATGATTGTATCCAATCATTTGACTCTCCTTAATTTAAGATTAAAAAATGTAGAAGTCGACTTCTACACACCACACTACATACACATATGATATATGTATACATTTACAATGTCAATTCCTCCTTTCTCTAAAATAAGCTTCATTCTTCACTACCCATTTCATGAACCATCTCTGAAAACACAACCAATGTTGTATTCTTTTGGGCATTGCTACAATAACCTCCACTAATAACTTAGTCATCACCCTCCCTCCTTTCTTATTTTTTCTATTTCAGCATTTACTACATAATCATGAGCGATTCTCTTAAGTTCTTCTCTTCTTTTGAATCTCGCTTCCGCTTCTCGGTGTCTGCGTTCATGCTCAAACATAAACGCTAGGTGTTTAAGACCAAACCCACAACTCCACTTCTTCCTCATCACTTCTCCTCTCCTTTGTACTCACAATAAACATCACACCCAATTTCATAAATTTCATTAATGGTTTTACCTCGGCAAATTAAATGGGCTATCTTTCTACGAGATAGCGGTGAAGCTACAAAACCATAGAACCCGAACAGCCGTTGCACGGCATTAATTTTTTCTTCCATCTCTTATCTCCCATATAAATCTCTGTATGCTTCAATAACTTGCTTTGCAGACAAATCAAGTTTAGCCATTACTTCTCTCACTTGTTGCTTGGATATAGTATCCATTTCAATTTGGTCAAATATCTCTTCAACATCATCAGTACTGATTCCAAATCGCTGTGCTACTCTCAACGCTACATCTACTGCTACATGACTGTGTGATAAATTCATTACGCTCTCCTTATTTTTTATGAACAGTTTTTAAATCATCGGTGTTTGTGATTAACTGTGGTGCGCCCTTGTTGTAGGCACACGCCACCGTACGTGTAGGTGCAACGAAACACGCAGGACAATACTGATACCCTGCTTTCCATCTTCGTTTCGCTACTCGGACACCACACCTACACGTGTATCTACGCATGATAGTATTTCGCTTTGATAGGTTTCAGCGGTATCACTCTTTTCACACCCTTGTCATTCAGAAACACATCACGCTCGGACATGACGAATGGCACGTTGCCATCGTGCGTAGTCGTTCCTCTACGTTCGATTACTTTCACTTTATCAAGTGCTTTTACTGCTTTGGTCATGGCTTTCATTTCAGAAAACTGCTCAGGGGTTACAAAATCTTTGAATGTCATAATGCTCTCCTTCGAATAAAAATAAATAAAAACAAATTGACACAAACAGAGTGTCGATGAACACTTAGGTCGTAGAAGTCGACTTCTACACGTGGACACATAAATGCTCATCGCCACCCTGTTTTCAAAATGGCTAGTTCCTCTGCTACTTCTCCGCAGTTCATGGTATTGAGGTTAGGAACAAAAGACGTCAAGATGCTGTAGTGCCAACACGACAAACTCGACACAACAAATCGTGCTACAACAAAGTGACGTACGGAGGTACTCACAACGAACTACAAACAAAGGGAGGGTAACCAGAAAAAAGCTTACTCCGGCAAACAAGAAACAGAGGACTAAACCGCCCGAAACACAAAGCGTCAAAGTCTTGAAACCAGTTTCACCAATGGAGAGCGGATATCGAAAGAGTCCGCATGTAACTGAAGAACCAGTCATAGCCTGTATGAATGTAGAAGCGATGCCCCTACTCCGTACCCTGTGTAGAAGTCTGACTTCTACACGAAAGGCGTTTCCAAATTTTTAAAGAGCGAGTGTAGAAGTCTGACTTCTACACCTTTAACAACCAACAACCAACCAATACTTCGTATTGTATCATATTTATATGAGATTGTCAATAGGGGGTGAGCCGATTTTGTTAATCCTGTTCCAAGCGTTCCAAGTTTGTTCCACCCTACGGAACGATAGTTTTGTCATATATATCATGAGGTTACGTGCGATAGTGTCAGCCTGTTCCGCTGTTCCACCCTAATACAAACACCTGCCGAGAGGGTCGAATGAAGAGTTTCAACCACGACATCTTTGATACCAGTTATGGGAGGTCGTTCGTATATGTTACCTTTTACAATAATAATAATAATAATAATAATAATATCTTTTAGAATCAAAAACTTAGGTGCAAAAAAGTCTGTTCCACCTCTGGAACGCACGTAAACTTTCTTCAATAATATCAAGTGCTTAGAGTGTTCCACAATCTGGAACAGGCTGGAACAGCTGGAACAACGACATCATATGTATATAAGGTGTAGAAGTCGACTTCTACACTACTTTAGTGTGACTTTGCGTATTTATAATCTAGTATTTATATGATGTAGAAGTCTGACTTCTACACGGTTCACTTTGACTTATCACACTTACCTCAACAACTTTGTGTGTAATTTATTTTTTGCGATGTGGATTTGGTTCGTAGCTTGACTGAACTTGACAACTCTTGATGGAACTGGCTTCGAAGAAGCCCGCCGTCCGAAGGACGGCGAGCAGGGCGACGCTGTGGCGACGCCCTGCTTTTGACACCAGTTCTCTGC